TCACATCGCATAAACCACAGACCGGACTGACTCCGGAAAAACAGAGGCCCGCCCCCGGGCCTCCCCGGATTCATCCGTTTCCCTGTTCAGCCTGACAGCACGCCCCGGCGGCCGGATGACAGACTCCGCTTCGGTAAGCAAAGCGGTCTTCTGTGATTCCGCCAGTTGCGGCTTATTCATTACTCAACGTCAAACGCCCGAATTGAAGCCAAATCATCCAGACCGCTCAGCTCCTCTTTCATTTCACGCTGACGGCGATAAATCTCATCGTTGCGATCGACCTGCGCCTGCACCATTGCTGCCGCCAGTTCTTCCAGTTCCGGCATCGACAGTTTCACCTGCTGATTATCGGCATCGCTCCACGCCATATGTGTTTGTGCTGTGACAGATTTTGCCAGCATGACTACCGGGGACAGGCGGCCCAGTGAGTCGGGACCAGCATTCCAGATACGACCGTTCCATTCAAACGTGAACGGCTTCGCCTCCTGTTCTGTGCGCCATGCTTCAATTTCCTGACGTCTGGCCTCTCTGGCCGCTTCCAGCATTTCTGGTGTCACAGTGAATGGGGCTATCTCACCCCATTTGCCACTTTGCAGTTCCTGCCAGATTCGCTGACCCGTCGGTGCGACATCATCAGCGGTGGCTGTGTAGGGGACTGCCTGGTCCCTGTCGTCAAAAAAAAACGTCACAGTCTACTGCGCCACTTTCGGTATAACGGGGATTAATGATTTTTTTAATTTCCACGGTGCATTCCTCACGATGTGCGAATAAAAAGCCCGGGCATTGCGCCAGAGACATGAGCATCCGGCACCCCGGACAGGGCGCAATATGACCCCGGTAATGAATGCTCTGAACATCCCGTAATGAAAAATTGTGGGGATGCTATATACGTTCCGGTGGGAGTACTGGGCACTGAAATCCCCACCGGTCCCAGTCGTGAGCCTCTGTATGACTGCCCCCTGACAAGTCTGATGACTTTATCACCGTCAGCTTCTCCCTGGTACGCAGCAATAATCAGCCCGCCAATGTCAGGGTCTCCCCATCTGTTGCGGACAGAGCTCGCCACGATTCTGTAAATAATATCTTCTGTGGTTATATTTATTTTCACCCAGTCAGTCTGGATATGGGCCAGTAGCAGTAGCGGGTGTGATAAATGGGGCCGTTAATGCCGTAAAAAGTAAGGGATTTGGCTCTGTACCGCGGTTCTGTTGTCTCAGGGCGTGCATCAGTCCACCGGATGCTGAGCCCCCCTTCAAACCGTGTGTCGGGTATGATGATGCCGTAGGGGCCAGCAACGGAATATTCAACTGGCAGCACATTCCTTACCCAGGCCAGGAAATCACTCTTAGTGTCAAAACGGATAACATCTTCAGGCAGAAAAGCACACCCAAAGCCGAATGCGCCGGGTATCGCCAGACGGCCTTTTGTCCGGTCGTAAATGTCGCTCTGTGCTTCCATCGTGGCCGCACTTTTCAGCCCCAGATTATCCCGGGACTTCTGTTGTGCCTTTTCGCCTGCTGCTGCGATTTCAGACAGATGGTTAGCCGTTTTCAGGGTGCCGGTCAGCGCAGCATCAATGTCATTTTTGGCCTGTTCTGCTGCGCGGGCATAACCTGCGGCTGCCGCCACATCCTGCGCCGTCTGCTGTGCGTTTCCGGCTGCGGCCCCGGCGCTCTGCTGCGCCTGCGCCACCATTTCCTCAAAGCGTTTGACGACATCCGGTTTCAGGTCGCCCTCATCAGGAGCAATCAGAAAGTCATTCAGCGTGCCGGGCTTTGAGTCCTCATATACAGCAATGTCGCCAACGTTGTACTCGTTGCGCCAGTCCTGTTTCAGATACACACCATATTTTCCAGTCCGCGCATGGAAACAGTATTCACCATCGTTTCCTGTCATCACATCAGCAACAGTGTTCATCACCACTTCCGGGGTGTTTACCCGGGATTTCAGAATAATATGGTATCCGGACATGGGGATACCTGCGCCATCAGTCAGCGCACCTGATATCACTACAGACATTGTTTTTCTCGCGATAAATTAAATCAGGAAGAACCTTCCGGAGAGGCGGGCCATTCAATGGCGTTGTATGAGGATTTATCAGTGATGGTGCTGAAATCCATCGCCTGCAGCGATTTCGCGTAAATACGACAGGCTTTCAGCTTTTCTTTATCTTCGTCGCTGATTAACCCCAGCAGCAGGTCTTCTTCCCATTCCCCTGTCCGGGCACTGACCTGAGCCAGAAGGGCATCACGCTCATCTTCCGCTTTGAGTCTGTAGTCAAAGACAAATTCATCATTGCGGTAAAACCAGTAACCCGGCGCGGTAATCCGTCGGTTAGCGGTAATATCAGGAACTTCAATAACACTGGCATTGCGTGGCTCGATGCCTGTCACATCCTTACCGACCCACACCACGCGACCATCTCCGGTGTAAGCTATTTTTATTGTGTCGCTGGCGAAATTCTTCAGCTCTTCATACCAGTTTTTTCCGTCTTCTGAAAAAAGCCAGGTGACTGAGGTAGCCTGAGTTTAACGGACACTCCTTCCTGAAATAGAATGGCATCAGAAGGAGCTAATAATGAGCAGAAAAACCCAACGTTACTCTAAAGAGTTCAAAGCCGAAACTGTCAGAACGGTTCTTGAAAATCAACTTTCGATCAGTGAAGGCGCTTCCCGATTATCTCTTCCTGAAGGCACTTTAGGACAATGGGTTACCGCCGCCAGAAAAGGGCTCGGTACTCCTGGTTCCCGCACGGTGGCTGAACTGGAATCTGAAATTCTGCAACTGCGTAAGGCGTTAAATGAAGCTCGCCTTGAGCGAGATATATTAAAAAAAGCAACAGCGTATTTTGCACAGGAGTCGCTGAAAAATACGCGTTAATCGAACAATGGCGACAACAATTTCCCATTGAAGCGATGTGTCAGGTATTTGGTGTATCCAGGAGCGGTTATTACAACTGGGTACAGCATTAACCCTCAGACAGAAAACAAAGTGATGAGCGGCTAAAACTGGAGATTAAGGTGGCACATATCCGCACTCGCGAAACATATGGAACCCGGCGGCTCCAGACGGAGCTGGCAGAGAATGGCATCATCGTTGGTCGTGACCGACTGGCACGTCTTCGTAAGGAGCTAAGGCTACGCTGTAAGCAGAAACGCAAGTTCAGAGCGACTACGAACCCGAACCACAATCTGCCAGTTGCGCCAAATCTGCTGAACCAGACGTTCGCTCCTACAGCACCAAATCAGGTCTGGGTGGCGGACCTGACGTATGTTGCCACACAGGAGGGATGGTTGTACCTCGCTGGCATCAAAGATGTTTATACGTGTGAAATTGTCGGCTACGCCATGGGAGAGCGCATGACAAAAGAGCTGACAGGTAAAGCCCTGTTTATGGCGCTCAGGAGCCAGCGCCCACCTGCCGGGCTAATCCACCACTCTGATCGAGGTTCACAGTACTGCGCATACGATTACCGGGTCATACAGGAGCAGTCTGGTCTGAAAACATCAATGTCGCGTAAAGGTAACTGTTACGACAACGCTCCGATGGAAAGCTTCTGGGGAACGCTGAAAAATGAGAGCCTGAGCCACTATCGTTTTAATAACCGGGATGAAGCCATCTCAGTAATACGGGAATACATTGAGATTTTCTACAATCGTCAGCGTCGTCACTCTCGTCTGGGGAATATCTCCCCGGCAGCCTTCAGGGAAAAATATCATCAGATGGCTGCTTAAAAAAGAACAAATGGTAGTGTCCGCTATTGCCAGTACACCTCAACTTTCAGCATTCCGTTATAGAGCAGCTTTCTGGTCAGCCACTGTTGGCCACGCCCGGTGATTTTTGTGGTGAACGATATCTGTATTCCGTGATTTGTGTTGACTGCTGTTTCTTTCACTGTGAAATAGCCGCGATCCATATATTCCTGCATTGGCACATTGCGCCGGGAACCTGAAGCAATAAGGATTTTGTGATCGCGCATCCACGCAAACAGTTTGTTTGGACCAATTCCAACAACCTTTGCAAAGTTTCCAATCAAAATTCCGCTGGCCTCGCTAACGCGATCGGCAAACTCAACTTTAGGTGCTGCGAGAGCAAGCTGTTTCTCCAGTTCAGCCTTCTGGTCTTCAAGGTCGGCCGCAAGGCGCAATGCCTCAGAAAAGGTTTGTGGGATTTTCGCGGTTGCCCCTTCAAGCTCTCGCCAACGGTCAACAAGACGAGCGGTGAATTCCGGCGACAACTGGGCAACGACAATAATGCTGTCGCGCTTACCTTGTTCGCCTTCGAAGACGTAATGCTCGTACTGAACATTGAACCCTAAGTTATTGATTCTTTCGGAAACCTCAAATTGAGGATGCCGGATAACACCATTTTTAGCCAGCGTTTCGATGGTACGTTTCACATTGTCATGACGCTTACCCACCAACTCAGCGATTTCAATGCTGGTCATTTTAATGGCGTTGCTATTTATCAGCTCGTTCATTGTCATGTCCTCTCATATTGAAAATTCAGCAATAAAAAACCCAGCCGAAGCTGGGTCGTTGCGTTGGCAATCTGTCAGTAGTGATGTAGTGAAGGAGGTAATTCTTTGTTCTTAAGTCTTACCCATGCAGAAAGATTCGTTGGTCCGTCTGGCTCATTAATATCAACATCTCGTGTGTGATTGATTAAAACGTCTCTCGCCATTCCGATAACATACGAGAACTCATGACCGTAGTCGTGGCATCTGCCGGAATAGTTAGACTGAATTTGTCTTAGCGCCGGATACAGTTCGCGGAATAATGCCTGTGAGCGGTTGGCATAATCCCACAACCATACCAGACTGTTTGCATCTTTTGCAGAAAGCTCGCTGGTTTTCTTCTCGTGATGACCTGCGCTTTTCGAAGTCTGGCTGAAATAGCAGTCTTCCAGTTTTTCGAACACGTCCCATGCCTGATCGGTTTCGAGCATCTTCGCGTGACGAGCTGCGCCGCGTTCTGTCCAGAGGATGAGGGAGCGGGTTTTTGGAGAAATTTTCACCTCATTTTGCGACTCGTTTAAAACTAGTCGCAAATTTTTGAGCTCATCACCAACAGCTTTAAAGAAGTGTTTTCCCTCAATAAATCGAGATTTATTTTCATGGTGATTCTGCTGTATACGGATTGCTTCTGTTCCGTAAAGGCGGGCGAGTAACTCAGTTGTGATTACAGGAATCTGGTTATAAGTGACAGGGGAAAGGTTTTTGACAGCAACTTGAACAGTCATAACGACCTCGCGTTTCGATAATTTTTACCTCACCACCTTCAGGTTCCAATCATCGGGTGGCGAACTGTGCAGGGTTGGAACTACCGGTCGAAACATCCGGCGCACCTTTCGGTGCCCCCACACAGCCCGCCATAAATCGCGAATGTGACTGTGCTTAGCGCATAAAAAAACCGCCAGCGCGGTATGCACCGTTTCGATATCCGGGGTTCCAATCCCGACGCCAGATTTTGCTGGCGCGTGAGGAATATAGCCCCGGATATGTGTTGTCGTCAACTACAGGCCTTGAATGCATATAACAATTTTGTTATGTTGATACCTATGAACTACACTATCGAATACTACAGTGAAGATGTAAGGCTGGAAGTCGATCGGCTTCCATTGAGTATGCGTGCCCGATACCAACATCTCGTTGAACGTATGAAGATATATGGCAGCAATCTCGGAGAACCTCACACCAGCGCCTTTGGTGACGGACTTTTCGAACTCAGAATTAAAGGCAACGATGGGATCGCGCGTGTTTTTTACTGCACTCTGACAGGGAAACGCATCATCATGCTGCATAGTTTTGTAAAGAAAACGCAGAAAACACCGCCAGCCGAACGCAAGAAAGCTGAAACCAGAATGAAGGAGGTTAAGCATGACTGGTAAACGCACTCTCCCCACCATGACACACGACGAAATGGCAGCCAAATGGATGGAAGACCCGGCTTTTAAAGCAGAATACGACGCTATCGCTGACGAATTCGCACTGCTTGATGAAATGCTGGCAGCACGCAAAGAAGCTGGCTTAACTCAGGCTGAAGTTGCCGAGCGAATGGGAACAAAAGCGACCGCGATCACCAGAATGGAAAGTAATCTCGCATCAGGTATCAGCGGCCCATCATTTGCCACCCTAAAAAAATTCGCCCGCGCTACTGGAAAAAAACTCCAGATCCGCTTCGTTTAACCACACCGCGCCGTCATTCTGGCGGCGCACCGGATAAATAGTCATTTCCTCGCACGATGTCTTAGCCACCGGATATCCCACAGGTGAGCCGTGTAGTTGAAGGTTTTTACGTCAGATTCTTTTGGGATTGGCTTGCGTTTATTTCTGGAGCGTTTCGTTGGAAGGTATTTGCAGTTTTCACAGATTATGTCGGTAATACTTCGTCGCTGTCGCCTCATGCCGCCCTCCCTGTTCGTTGTGACCATTCATACTCTCGCCGGGAGTTATCACTCCACCGCACGTTGCGCTCTGAGCCGAACCAGAACATGATTTCGATAAGCTCAGTCATGCTGGCCTTTCGCATTTTGCTGGTACGCACGCCAAGCATGACAACGCCACCGCCGATACCAGGCGCACTTCGTTGCTCCAGTTTTTTGGTCTTAAGCCACAGGGCAGTGAACAGGTCTTTCCAGTCTTCCGGCGCCAGCCGTTGACCATGCCATAGCACCTGACGCGAAACATCGTTCAGCATCGGCCACATACGGTCATTCTGCGCTTTGCTGCGTTTGGGTTCTCTAACGTGGACTTCGTGGGGTGACTTGTCGTCGATGGGTAGTGAGAGAATGGCGTCTATGGCGTTATTTCTGATTGCTTCGTTGCGAAGCAGGAATAATTGCTTCACTTGCCCTCCTGCTCTTCTCCTTGCGCTTATCCGCGTAATACCGGTTTAATTCGTCAGACATCTTCTCTCCGATAAGCGGCCATGACTCAAACCTCGCATTCGCAAAATTCTCAAGCCATTTCGCAAAATCATCCAATTTATCTGCTAACCAATAAACAAAATATGACAGCCATACTGCTGAAGCCAAAAAGATACGATGCGGATTAAGGATGAAAATAAGCGATATTTTCATTCCTCGTGATACTTTGCTCATGCTCACTCCTTCACTTTAAATCCAGACTCCGGATAATTCTGTCACACTGAAAATCATTATCGATTTTAACCAACCGGCGAAGAACGCGGTCACGCGGATAGCTCCGTGGCTTAGGGGCGTTTTTCTGTCTCTCGCCAGTCGGAAGTCTGGAAGCAGACCAGTACCGCTTTGCACGACCAATGTTCTCCTGAAAGTCGGCGCGGACAAGCTCAGTCAACGAACTCATTTCTTAAAACCTCCTCAAACGTATTCTGACGCATTTTTCATTCTCGCTGCTATATAAATACCTTGCACGCGTTTACCTCGCTACAGAGCGATTGTGATGCCTTAAAAGCGATTTATTGAAGTGATATTTGCTTAATCGAAATTCTTTTCTTTGATTCCTGCGGCCCTGATGGCTTTCATTACTGCTGGATTTGCCCCTATATTTCCAGACATCTGTTATCACTTAACCCATTACAAGCCCGCTGCCGCAGATATTCCCGTGGCGAGCGATAACCCAGCGCACTATGCGGATGCCATTCGTTATAATGCTCGAACGCCTCTGCAAGGTTCTTTGCTGCCGTTAACCCGTCTGGTTTGGGCATGATACTGATGTAGTCACGCTTTATCGTTTTCACGAAGCTCTCTGCTATTCCGTTACTCTCCGGACTCCGCACCGCCGTGTTCTTCGGTTCAAGTCCCAACATCCGGGCGAACTGGCGTGTTTCATTAGCCCGGTAGCATGAACCATTATCCGTCAGCCACTCCACTGGAGACGACGGAAGATCGTTGCCGAAGCGGCGTTCCACCGCTCCCAGCATGACGTCCTGTACTGTTTCACTGTTGAAGCCGCCGGTAGTCACCGCCCAGTGCAGTGCCTCACGATCACAGCAGTCCAGCGCGAACGTGACACGCAGTCTCTCTCCGTTATCACAGCAGAACTCGAACCCGTCAGAGCACCATCGCTGATTGCTTTCTTTCACGGCTACTCTGCCTGTATGTGCCCGTTTCGATGGCGGTACAGCAGGTTTTCGCTCAAGCAACAGCGCATTCTGGCGCATGATCCGGTAAACACGTTTGGCATTGATCGCAGGCATACCATCAAGTTCTGCCTGTCTGCGAAGCAGCGCCCATACCCGACGATAACCATACGTGGGCAGCTCTCCGATAACATGGTGTATACGGAGAAGCACATCCGTATCATCAGTGTGACGACTGCGGCGGCCATCCATCCAGTCATCGGTTCGTCTGAGAATGACGTGCAACTGCGCACGCGACACCCGGAGACAACGGCTGACTAAGCTTACTCCCCATCCCCGGGCAATAAGGGCGCGTGCGCTATCCACTTTTTTGCCCGTCCATATTCAACGGCTTCTTTGAGGAGTTCATTTTCCATCGTTTTCTTGCCGAGCAGGCGCTGGAGTTCTTTAATCTGCTTCATGGCGGCAGCAAGTTCAGAGGCAGGAACAACCTGTTCTCCGGCGGCCACAGCAGTAAGACTTCCTTCCTGGTATTGCTTACGCCAGAGAAATAACTGGCTGGCTGCTACACCATGTTGCCGGGCAACGAGGGAGACCGTCATCCCCGGTTCAAAGCTCTGCTGAACAATTGCGATCTTTTCCTGTGTGGTACGCCGTCTGCGTTTCTCCGGCCCTAAGACATCAATCATCTGTTCTCCAATGACTAGTCTAAAAACTAGTATTAAGACTATCACTTAAATAAGTGATACTGGTTGTCTGGAGATTCAGGGGGCCAGTCTAACTGCAATTACCGTTTTGTCACGCCCATCCTCATAACCCATCGCATAAGCACCTTCTTCACCATCTTTCCAAAAGTCGTCATTCGATTCGGGCCAGTCGATATCCAGTTCAATAGCAGAGCGCGATGCCTGCCATATCACCCAGGCAAACTCTTTTAATTCATCGTCTCCTGTGAACTGGTTTTTGTCTTTTGACCACCAGTTTTCAAACTGTCGGTAGCTATCGTTCACTTCCCTCTCCCCCAAATAAAAAGGCCTGCGATTACCAGCAGGCCTGTTACAAGCTCAGTGATGTAGATGGTCATCAGAATCCTCCTTTCTTCTTGGACTGCGGTTCCTCGCGTTCACGTCGGCGCATTTCAGCAGACTGTTGGTCTGTGTCATAAATAGCGCCATTTGCCTGAATGCAATACACCGTGCCGGTATTGCCATGACGATTGAGACGAAGGATTAGTTCGGTTTCACCAGGTGGAACACTGTCATCAAAAGCACCTTCACGATGGATCCCCACCCAATAATCGCAATCCTGTTCAATCTGCCCTGTATCTCGTGAGTCACTTGGTAATGGGCGTTTATTGGTTCGGCTTTCCAGTGCGCGGTTAAGCTGCGTCAGAAGCACAACAACGCAATCAAGCTCTTTGGCAAGGTTCTTCAGTCCTTTGGTGATCATGCCGTAGGCAAGGTCGTTGCGATCGGCCTTTTCAGCGGTCATTAGTGTCAGGTCATCGACCAGAATCATGCCAACACATCCTTTTTCTCGCTTGATTCGACGGCTTTCGCTGACGATTTGAGCCAGAGATAATCCCGGCGTGTCGTCGATGTAAAGCAGGTCGATTTCACTCAAGCGATTGGCTGTTTCGATCGCCCTGTTGAAGTCACCATCGTAATCACCCTGATAGCCGTCATCGGCGTCATTTGTCGCCGGAAGGTAAAAAATATTCGGGTTAACACCAGACTTCTGCCCTACCAGTTTTGAAGTGGTCAACAAAAACTGGCCACCGAGTTAGAGTTTTTCCAGTATCGATTTTCCGATTCGTTTGGGGGTAACCCACCGTTATATTCGTGCGGTCTTAGTGCGCTGTAATATCCAACGATATAGTCCGTTATGGCGTGAGCTGCCTCGCTGAAGCTTACGTAACCCACCACCGGCATCCATTCGTTCTTCAGACTCCTGAAGAAGCGTTCCATTGGGCTGTTATCCCAGCAGTTTCCGCGCCGGCTCATACTCTGTCTGATCTGGTATCGCCACAATAACTGCCGGAACTGCCTGCTCGTATAATGACTGCCCTGATCGCTGTGGAACATCACCCCGCCGGGCTTACCACGGGTTTCCCATGCCATTTCCAGCGCTTTCATGGTGAGCCTGCTGTCCGGCGAGAACGACATGGCCCAGCCCACTGGTTTTCTTGCGAACAGGTCGAGAACAACGGCGAGGTACGCCCAGCGCTTACCCGTCCAGATATAGGTCACATCACCGCACCACACCTGATTTGGCTCGGTCACGGCGAACTGCCTTTCAAGGTAGTTAGGGATAGCAACATGTTCATGACCACCACGTTTATACCGGTGAGTCGGCTGCTGACAGCTGACCAGCCCCAGCTCTTTCATGAGCCTGCCAGCAAGCCAGCGTCCCATCTGGTAGCCTCTCCGGGTTGCCATTGTGGCGATGCTTCTTGCTCCGGCCGAACCGTGGCTGATGCCATGTAGCTCAAGTACCTGACTACGTAATACAGCCCGTCTGCCGTCTGGTTTTTCAGGACGGTTTTTCCAGTATCTGTAGCTGCTGCGATGAACCCCGAACACATGGCAGAGTGTGACCACAGGATAATGCGCTCTGAGTTTCCCGATTATCGAGAACTGTTCAGGGAGTCTGACATCAAGAGCGCGGTAGCCTTTTTTAATATTTCATTCTCCATTTCAATGCGTTGTAGCTTTTTCCTGAGCTCACGGATTTCAATTTGTTCCGGGGTAATGGGGGAGGCTTTTGGTGTTTTGCCCTGACGCTCATCACGCAGTTGTTTGACCCATCTTGTCATTGTGGAAAGGCCAACATCCATAGCTTTGGCGGCATCTGCCACCGTGTATTTCTGGTCAACAACCAGTTGAGCGGATTCGCGTTTAAACTCTGCGCTAAAATTTCTTTTTTTCATTGGAGCACCTGTGTTGTTCTGAGGTGAGCATATCACCTCTGTTCAGGTGGCCAAATTCAGTGTGCCACTTCAATGAAACAATCCTCAGCGAGAGGGGCATCAGACCGAAAACTCTACTCGACTACGCCAGCAAAATCAGGGCAATTCGAAGAAAATTGCCGGACAAACCGCTCACTGACATATCAACGAAAGAGGTGGCAGCAATGCTAAATACCTACGTAGCAGAAGGTAAAGCGGCTTCCGCAAAATTAATCAGGTCAACCCTTGTTGTAATGCCGATCAGTTAAGGATCAGTTGACCGATCCAGTGGCTGTGTAAGAATCCGGAAACGCTCACTTGTTTCCGGATTTTTTT